GTAACCGCCACCTCCGCCACCGCCCCCGCCGTCGCTTTCCGACGAGTTCATGGACGAGCCGTAGCTTTGGGTTTGGTTCGAGACCGGCGACAGTTTCAAACTCATTGCGGTCTGCAGGTATTTGTTCGGCAACTGCTGCAAGTTCGCGCCGGTGTTCGCGTTCGCCAGGATCGCATTGCTGGCGCCGGCGTTCGCCTGGGTCGCAGTGTTCTCTGCGTTCGAGATCGCCGCCGGCAGGAGCGAGCCCGCCTGTACGGCCTCGGCACGCAACTGCTGCCCGGTGTTGATGTCGGCCATGCGCTGCTGGTTCATGGCGCCGGCGACGTTCGCTGCGTTCTGTACGGCAGCGGCTTTGTCCAACGCCGCATAGCGGCCGGACGATGGGTCGATCCCATAACCCAGCAAATTCTGTTCGCTGTTCTTGATTGCCTGGTCGCCCGCCTGCGCTTGCGTCGCGCCGGCCATAGCCATGTCGGCCTTCATTCTCGATGGAGATGCATAACTGTTCGCATCGGCGATCAGTTGTGCATTCTCCGGAGCAAAAAGGTTGTTGTATTGGTCGGCCATACCGCCGGCGAAGCCCGTCATCTTCTGGCTCGTGGCGAGGAAATTGTTGACCGCGTCGTTCGTGATCGCCGACGTCTGCGAGTACGTGCTGCTCGCCCAGTCATGCATCTGGGAGGCGAGCGACTGCGCGTATTGCGCCACCTGGTCGAGAATGTCGTTTTCCGGAGTGCGGACGACGGTAGGCGTCGACGACGAACTGCTCGAACTAAAACCGGAACTGGATGAAGCCATTAGGGTGTTCCCCGAGTAAGTCCTTCCGGGCCTACGGGGCGACCCCTAAAGCGTGCGTTAATCGCTAGTTGCTACCGGTCACAGTCATTTTAGTAGGGTCAACCATGAAATCAGCAGATAGGCTGAGCGGGTCCGGGCCGTTGACGGTGTACGACGCCGACTTGGGAGAGAGATACTCCACCACGCCAAACTGCGGGAGCGCCATGCCAGGCTTCACGTCCTTGCCGTCAAGAAGCGAGATGCTCACGCCGAGCGACACAACGCCCCCGCCGCCTGTGGCTTTAACCCGTAGATTGAACGGGTTTGGCGAGGGGGCTTGCACAAGAACCTGTGTGGCGTGACTAAAGCCGAACACGTCAATCTGCGAGTTGCTGAACGTCAGTTGACTGCTGAACCCGCCGATAGCTGACACCCCAAAATAATGGACGGCGAGGCCCGCGCCGGCACGTTTTACGGCCGAGATGTCCGCAGCGGTGACCGCCTGGGGGTAGGCGCCAAACCCGAGCACATTTATTCCAGGGGTGCCCCCAGCCATGCCGGGGAAGTCGATCGAACCCGAGGCGATGCCGCCTGAATTATTCAGCCCGTCCAACGAGATCACAAGCCAGTTGCCGCCGAAATGAACGTTGGTAACACGGCTGAAAAGAAAGTCGAATGTCATCGGCGCTGGCCATTACGGTGCCAGCGCCATAGCGCGCCCGTCCTACGATCCTGCATGGTGAGCTGGTTGATCTGCTCAACGTCGACATAGTTGGGGGACGTCTTGTCGTTGTTCTGATAGACGCGCACCTTCTCGACCTGCCGGTCAACCTCGACCCACTGTGCTTTTTTATCAGATTGAGTGATGAAGTTGTTCGTCACGCCAGTGTTGTTGCCACTCTGATGTGTATCGACCATCTGCGCCAGCACCGCCCGCATGGAGTTGATCAATGCAATCGCTGAGACGAGGTCGGTGGCGGGGCCCGGTAACCCCGGCATATTCAATGGTTGCGGGTTACCTGGCGTAAACGGAGGCGGGATGTGGCATACCGGCCCGACGGTGTTAGACATTGGCCATCCCCTTGACTGTGGTGCCAACTTCAAAACTTGAAATGTGCAGCCGCGTGATTATGCGGAACTGCCAGGTCTCATGTTTGAACCCGCTTGTGATGCGCAGCAGCTCTTTGGTCTTGCGCAACTCGCGTGCGGTGACGAGCTGCCCCCCTGAATAAACAAGAACGAAGCCCCAGCGATCGGCAGGGAGACCGTCAGTCCAGAACGAGTCGGTGATGGGGTTCTCCGCACGCGTTGCGTTCAACGCTGGCGTGTTCGGCGGTACCTCAAATGTGAAGCGCATAACCTCGAAGTTCTTTCGAGTGCGTTGTTTGTATTTCTTCGACGTCCAGTCGACGACGGACAGCGCCGGCGCTGCGTCAGTGAAATCCAGATAGTAGATCCCGTTGCGCGCGATGAAGGTCGCAACTGCGCTCCACGGGTCGACCGCGATCATCGCGAGCGGGTCAGCCAGCGGGTTGCTCAAAAGCTGGAAGCCGAGACGGTGCCGGCCGGGTTGCGGCCAAATGGTGAAACTCTCGGCATCGGATGCGTTCATTTCAACGGTGAAGCCGCGGACGCCTTGGCCGCCTTCGTTCCCGTTGGGCCCGACTTGGTAGGCGAAGTAGCACGAGTTCAAGAGTACAGCGACGAGTGAGCTCTGTGGCGTGAGCTGCTGCCACTTCTCCCGCGTGATCCACGTCTCGGTGACGTTCTTGACCTGGCCGTACTGCGTGACCAAGATCAGGCCATTCTTCGAGGCGTAATAGACGCCATCATTGTTGCCGACGATGCTCTTGCGCGAATGGCATGGCTCGCTGTTCTGGATTTTCATTGCGGTCATCGCGCCCGGGAAAACGCCAGTCGTGACGTATGGCGCGCCGGACGTCGCGGCGACCAAGGAGTTGCCGGTGACGCCAAGACCGACGATCGGATATTCCGTCGTCTGCACGTAGGACGGCGGCCACGCATGTGGGCGGTACGGCTCGGAGAACCAGATCTCGTTGGCCTGCCAGCCGGCAAGAACGCCGTTCGGCATGACGACAAGACCTTGGAGGCCCTCCGGAGGCGGGGTCCATAACTGGCTCTGCAACTGATTGTTGTTTACGATCACGTCGTCGCTGATGACGTCGACGTATTGGGCGGTCGTGATCGGCAGGTCGTCGCCGTCGGTGCCTGTCACCTGGTAGTAGGTCGTGCCGCCGCTCAAGGCAGTGATAGTGCGGTAGAGCCGCAGCTTCGTGAGGTTGCGCGTAACCCCAAGTTGATCAGCCGGTGGCTGGAAAAGATCAATGGTCCAAGTTCCATTCGACCATCCGATGGCCGTCGTCGGCGGGGAAGGCGCGCTCTCTTCGCCGTACTCAGAAATATACGTGTAAACATATGACCGCGCTTCCAGCACGCTCGATGTCGTGAGATCGCCCCACATCTGCAGGCTGGCGACACCAACGCTGAGGTTGGTGAGAACGTTCGGCGGTCCGTTCGCGTAAGTATTGTTTGATGTCACGCCCGCGGTACCGCTGTCGGCGGTGTGAATATCGAACGCCGTATCGCATGCGAAGCCGATCCAATACTGCACGTTCATCAAGAGCCCGGTCGGGTTCACGAACTCGCTCGTGATCGCTTGGCCGGAGGTTGTCGTAAACTGAACTGCCGCCCCGACATTCAGTAGATCGCGCGGCGTCCCGTTGTCGTCGCTGTAAAGCACAGCGACCAGATTGCCGGTCTGGCCAGACACAGCAGCCATAACGGAGATGTCATTGAGCATCATGGCGCCGTCGGGCGTGACCGGCATGAGGTATATCTTATTCGCCCCCGGGGCTACCGTCGTTGGCGCGTTCGACGTCGGTACACCGAGCTGTGCGGAGCTGCCGCCCCCGCTGACTTCGACCCCGGGCGTGCACCCGGGCGGCGGTACGCCGAGCAGCCAGGCCGGCTCCCCCGCCTGAATGCGGGTACGCGTGTTGTACGTCGGCGCGGCCGAGGCACTGGCGATATAGAAGCGGGCGTATTGGTCGTCGACCAGTGGCGACCGCACCACGTCGGTGTTCGGCTCGACGAACTCCATGAAGGTGCTCGCCCCGGTGATGTCGGTCGCGATCTCGACGTTCTCGCCGCCCAGCAGGGTGGTCGTAGCTGCGCCGTTGAAGCCCCAGCTCAGGCGCCCGCCGGCGTTCGCGCCCACCGCCGTGTTGTTGTAAGCGGCGCCGACATCCGGCGCGTACACCGTGATTGCCGGCGGCGTGGTGTCGATCTGCAGGATATTCTTGGTCTGCGGCGACGTCTGGTCGATCGCCGGGTTGGCGGTCGTGCCGACGCCGTACAGGGTGCCCTTGTTGGCGCCGGTGCCGTTGTCGTAAGTCAACGCGGCGAAAAGATTGGTGGCCGTAGCGGCAGCGGAGCCACCAATCTTTACCTGATAAGCTGCGGTTACCGTGGCGGTAAACGTATAGGTCTCCTCGCCGACGGTAACCGTATCGCCTTCATTCGGGCTCGCGTCGAAACGCAGAAAGGCGTTCGCCGCCGCGCTGCTTTCGTCCGGCACCCGGTAGATGTAGCCGGGGTTGCTGAGCGTAGTGTTGCGCAGCAACTTCGGGATACGCCAGCCTTCGAGGCCGCCCGAGAATAGATAGCCGTTAGTGGAAGTCGCAGCCTGCCCGTCGGGCAGCAAGTAGGGGTCCCAGGCGGGCAGGGCCCCCCCGAATTTGTCTACCCGAAAGCTATCGTCTCTCTGCTCGGCCATTTATCGCTCGCTTCGCAACTCTACTGAGGCATAACCACTTTGTGTTTGCCTTCGGTATCGAGCCGTCCGGAGCCGGCGACGAAGCCTGTCGGAGACAGCGACGTCGGGTCTGGCACTGCTGCCCCAGGACGGTGGACAGGCGTATTGCTGCCATCCCACGGCTCCCTCGCGGGCGGGGGCGGCCGGCTGGCGAGCTCGGCCTCATGGCGCTCGCGCGCCCTCTTGCCGGCGTTCTGCTCGGCTTCAAGCGCTGCGCGCTGACGATCTGTCATCGGCGGCGGCTTGTAGGCGTTCTTCTTTGCTTCGGCTTGCGCGGCGTGGTCGCGCATCCGCTGCATGAGATGCTCGCGGCCTTGCGCCATGACCGAGACGAGGCTCTCGTCTTCCCGAGACTCTTCGCGCGCTGCTTCCGCTGGCGCCGCGTTCGCCGGGGGTTCGAGTCGGTCCAGCACTTTGCTAAACCGCTCGTCGATGTCAGCCGCGCTCTGCGGGCTCGCTTCCGCTTGGTTGTCGTTCGGTTGCATTGACTTCTCCTGAGTACGCTTTCTGTTGGCCACCTGAACCTCCGCGTATGGCACCGTGGTCGGCCCGTTCGGACCGTCCTTGTGTGAATGGTAGGGATGAAGGGCGGCGGCTCACTTCTTGGGCCCGTGGTAGTTCTTCTGGCCTGGGGCCGCGCCTTTGGAACGCGCGATTTCGCCGATCACAGCTTTCGGCACACCTTGCGACGCAAGCTGCGCGGCGCGGCCGCCGTGCCCTAGCTTGTTGCTCTTGCCGTGAAAACTTCCCGACTTCTTCGTGTTACCCATACGATCAGTCCTTTCGGTTGATGATGGCGTGGGCGATGCCGACGCCGCCCGACGTAATGAATATCCCGCCGATAATCAGGCCGCCCCAATCGGTGAGCAGCGCATATTTCAACGGCGGTGTCGTGCCCCACCCCAGACACAGGTCCCAGACGATCACCTTGTTGAGGTAGAAGATGAATGGGAATGCAAAGCCAACCACGACGAACGACAGCACCCATGACGACGCAACAGCCTGCATCCAGCCTACTTTGGCCTGGTTGCTTGCCACCTCCGCTTGGACTGCGGCGACTGCAACGTCGCGGGTCGTGCCCCAGCGCGCCTGGTACATCGACACCTTGCTATCGTACACCTTGCCGACCACGAACTGCGCGAGCGCAGTGAAGCCAGGGATCAGATGCAGGAGCGAGAGAAGGGCCGCGATCATTTAGGCCCTCGTTGCCAGTCTTCACGCCGGCGCCGCAAGAGCTCGGCGACGAACCCGTTCACGAGGATGTAGCACTGCAGCAGACGGTGGTCGCTGATGAATGCGGTCATGTCGACCTGTTGCGCGGCGGTGTAGAACGCGAAGAACACAAACTGCATGCGCGCCCACAGGATCGTTTCGCTCGAACGAAACGACGCGTGAAACCTCGCCCACCAACCTCGAACTGTCTGTTTCATATGTGCACCACTTTGTTCGCCGCAGCGGCGGCGCGCTCGTGGAGCAGCTCGTAAACCACTCCAGCAGCAACGACAGCGCCGCACGCGGCGGCGATGCCCCACCACGGAGCGCCGGCGGCGTAGCCCGCAGTGCCGACAGCGACAACGCCGCCCACTGCCGGGGCGCTGGCGGACTTCGCTGCGTGCGTAGCTTTCGGCAGTCCGGGAATAACATTGGGCGGCGGCGGCACAGCAGTCGGCTTCCGCGTACCTCCGGCGGCAAGCTGTTTGCTGTAACTACGAAGATCTTCCACACGCTTTTGCCAGCCGCGGCCGAACTCCTTCCACGCCTCGCCATTCCGGATCGACCGCATGAACTTGAGCCGCTCGGCGCAGGTTTCGTCGATCAGCCACCAGGGGTCGACCTTCCCGACCGCCTTGACGAGCGCTGCGTCCATCTTGTTACCGCCTGGCGTGTTAAGCAGGCGGCGCCACACCAGGACGGGGCGCGCAACCCCGGAGTTGACCCCGTAATCGAGCCCGACCACATCGACCCCAGACGGCAAATCGTCGAAGTAGAGCGGCAACGCGTACTTGAGACGGTAGATCTGCTCGGCTTCGTCCAGCGTCATAGCCCGCACGATCGGCGCCCACGCCGCCATCGACGTCATCTTCTCATGGCGAAACTCGGCGAGGTCGTAGCAAGTGATGCCGTACTTCGTCGGTCCGCCGGTGTCCTTCTTGTTCCACCCATAACCGCCTTCGTAGTCGTGGATCAGGCGGTCAATGAAAGCCGTGTAGTTGGCGTACATTGGCGCCTCCTTAAGCGTGCGGCGCCTCCGGCGCGGGTGCGGCCGGCGCGGGCACTGGCGTTACCGTGGCGGTAACGGACGGGACCTGGACCTGAGCGGGCGGCGCTGGGGTTGGAGCGGGCGGAGGAACGGGAACGATCTTCGAGAAGACATCCGCCACCGCGGCTTTAACGTCGGCCTTGGCCTTGGCCTCGACGTTCGCCATCGCCGACCGAAATTCGGCTGAGGTACCGGAAACCCAGTCCTTGATCTTCTGGCTGAACAGAACTCCGGCGACGAGAGACGCCGTACAAAGAACAGCGGTGCTGGTAGCGTAGCTGATAGCGGTGGTGAGGAACGGCATGGCGCGACATCCAGGTTATGGCGGAATAACGGTGAAGTTGATCGTGTCGATCACGATTTCACCGAGCGTGTCCGTTACCTGAACCTGTACGCTAAAGGCTTCGTTTATCGAGCCGCCGCTCACCCAGAAGAAAAGGTCGTCTGCAGTGACGGAGGCTTGATCGACAGTCACATCTGCGGGAGCGGGCGCGACCACGGTTGCGCTAAAGCCGGTCGACTGGTTGAGCGTGCGGCCGTCGTCAAGCCAGTCGCGGTACTCGACTTTGTACCGCGTCTTGTTGCCAGCCGTGTGTTGTTTGCGCGCAAGCAGCATCATTTCCTCGCTGGACGTATAATGGCGTTGTTCACCGGCGGCCGAACGATGGTGCGATCAACTGCTGGGCGATGAATGGTGTTGTTCATGGGCCGCTCTCAATTCATCACTGCGGTCACAGTAGTCGCGCTCGACGGGGCTAACGCGATCACCGCCGCGTCTACAATGAGGCCGGCGTTGGCGACGACGGCACCAGAATAATCCAACGCAACAGCCTGGGAGCTAAGAGCAGATCCGTATGCGTTCGCCGAAACGATCTCGAACGCCACGGACACTCCGCCTATGTTTGCGATAGCGAGGAGCGAAGTAAACCCGGTCGGAGTACGCCCTGATGTCATCGTGTTTTGCCGGGCGCCACCGAACGCCAAAGCTAGTGGTATCTGCTGCGTACTTATCGTTGCCGACGGCGCCGCGTTCCCTGACACGGCTTGGGACCCAGGAAGGGATGCGTCCGTATCCCAAGGTGAGGCTGGGTTATACAAACTCTTGAGCGCCACCACGCCCAAGCACGCGTCGTCAATGGTGACGTTCGCTGTAACCGTAATGGTGGTCGCCCCGGCGGTCGGCTTCAACGCCCACCATACTTCAAGAGCGTTACGCCGTGAGTCGTTTCCCTGCCACGGGAGCGCCTTTCGCTTGGCCCACGTCAGCCCCGCCGTGTCCGAAACACTCGACACCGAGATGCCGCTTGGCGCGCCCGCGTTCGATTGTTCGGCATAGAAACAGACAACGAGCACCTCGTTTGCGCCAGCCGTGGTTATCGACACCGCTCCATTGGTCGCCGTGCTAAACTTGCCGCTCGCTTGCGTGTCGATATAGTCCAAAGTCGCCATCGACGATCCCTACAGAAGAGGCCCAGTGAAGTTGAAGGAGATGTCGGCCAGCGTCGCGTCTTGCGAACCCGGCGCCGTGATAAGGATGACGTCACCGTTTGCGAACGAGACATCCGAGGCGAAAGTAGCAACGCCGGTCGCTGAGGACGTGAATGTGACCGTGCCGATGCTGGCGCCGTTGCGCAGGATCGTAAACGTCGCGGTCCCCGTCGAAGCCGTCGCCGCCGTGAAGATGCAGCCCGGCAAGGAGGCTTTCCATTTGAAGATCGCGATGACGTTGTAGCGAAACACGTTCGCCGCGGCGGCGGGCTTGCCGCCGATGAAAAACCCGAGCTCTCGGTTGACGAGCGTGCCGGTGGGGCCGGTCACGCCGGTCATGCCGGCGGCACCAGTGTAGCCGGTCGGGCCAGTGGGGCCGCCGCTTGGGCCGGTGTAGCCTGTGAAGCCGGTCGGACCTGTTGGCCCGGTCGGGCCGCCGCTCGGGCCGGTTGATCCTGTCGGTCCTGTCACACCAGGAGTGCCGTTCGCGCCCGACGGACCGGTAGGGCCGGTTTCAGTCGAGGGGTTACCTGTTGGACCTGTCACCGAATTGCCGGGCGGGCCGGTGAAGCCAGTCCATCCGGTCGGACCTGTCGCGCCGAAGCCGGTGACGCCGGTCGCGCCGGTCGCACCAGTGAAGCCAGTGTACCCGGTCGGGCCAGTCGGCGCCGCACCAGTCGGCCCTGTGGGGCCGGTTTCAGTCGAGGGGTTACCTGTTGGACCTGTCACCGAATTGCCGGGCGGGCCGGTGAAGCCAGTCCAGCCCGTTGGCCCTGTGGCACCGAAGCCGGTGACGCCGGTCGCACCGGTCGCGCCAGTGAAGCCAGTGTACCCGGTCGGGCCAGTCGGCGCCGCACCAGTCGGCCCTGTGGGGCCGGCGGTCGGGCCCGTAGGGCCTGTCGGCCCGTTCACAACAACGACCGGCTGCGCGGAAATAGGGGCGGGGGTCTGTACGGAGACGGCCATCTTTAATCCTCTGTGACGCCGCGGCAGACGACAAACTTGCCCTGCATAAGCTGCGTGCGAATGGCGGGGGTCGAGCCGTCGAGCATGATGAAATCGTAGACGTACTCGGCGGGCGGCAGAGAAGCCTGCACGTCGGTGTCCGGCACGTTGAGATGGAGGACACGGTTGACAGCGTCGTCGACAACGATTTGGCCGGCGCCAGATGTCCAGGTAACCAGCGGAGCGGTGTCATCCCGCGACGCCTTAACCTCCATCTTGAACGTCATGCCGGTGAACGACCACGTCGTATCGCCGTCCGTGCCGAACTTGAAAGCGTCCTGCACCGTTGCGTTGTCGGATACCGCGATGTCGACGATTGCCGATGTGTTCATTTAACCGCCCCAGTCATTGCCATTGCCGTAAGTCGGCACGCCGCCCTTCTGCGAGACCGAACGGAACGATTGTGGGAAGCGCCATGCGCTGGCGCCCCTGGTGTTCGCCCGCAGCGCCGCCGAGCGGGCATTCGCGACAAACTGGCGGAATTTGGCGAGGTTGTATTTCGCCCCAACCAAATCGCTAAAGCTCTTGTTCTTCTGGTTCTGCAGCATGCCGAGGATGCCGGCCTTGATCGCGAGATGCCATTTCTGCAGCACCCAAGCCGGCGCGATGGGGAGGTTGTCGCGCGTCAGCGGCAGCGAGACCGTCTTCGTGACATAGACGGTGTACTGTTGCGCCTGGTTAGGCGTGTCCTGCAGCAGCACGACAGCGTCGCTGTTCCCCATTTGCGTCGGCGCGGTGCCGCTCATGGGAAGTAGCGCACGAACCGGGCTTCCGTTTGCGTTGCAGACGCCGTCGAGGGCGATGATCTGGCCTTCGGTGGCCGCGATCGGATAGGACAGCGCCTGCTCCCAACCTTGCGGCGTGGTGGGCTGCGACGCCGGCGGTGTTACGTTAATTGTCAGTTCTTCCTTCCAGCACGATGTGTCGCGAAAGAACTCGTCCAGCGTCTCGAACAGCGCCGACTTCAACAGCGCTTCCGATACGCCGGTGAGCTCGACCCGGCACTGGTTGAACACCGTGTTCACGTCATTGGGGTTGAGCATCTTTAGGCCCCCTGCCGCGGCGGCGTGATCATGTTCTTGCCGGTGAGGATGTTGGACATGATGTTGAGGAACGCGACCGCGCGTTCGTCCTGCACATCTTCCTGGTCGCGCTCGATCGCGTGCGCCACCATGCCGTGGAGGAACGCTAGACGAAACTGCTGCTCAATCGGCACAACGGTGCCATCGTTGACGTGGTAGGCCGCCACCGCGCCGCCGCAGCGGTCGTTGAACACGAATAGGTCCGCACGCAGCCGGCGCCCTTCCAGGAGGGCGACGTTCAACGCCGTGAGCAAACTCGTGTCGTCGTAGCGATACGGCGCAATCTGGTCCTGCAGCAACACGCGCGCGTCCGTGATGTAGTCGCTCACGGTGTCGAGCGTGGTGTTCGGTGCGGGGGTGATGAAGGCCATTAGCGGTCCAGTCCAAGCGCGAGGTAGGTGGCGAACAAAACAACTACGATCCCCAGGACGAACCCGGTGCCGAGGGAGGTAATAGCGACTGCGAACATCGGCGTTGCTCCCAAAGAAAAACCCCCGGCACCGTGGATGCCGGGGGCTTACGACTTTGTATATTCAGACCTAGCTGTTCGGCGTCACGACGCACTGCACGAGTGCTTTCCCATCAACAACTTGGTAGCCATACACTTGGAGACCGCGAAGGATCTGACCGAATGTCAGTTCCGACCTTAAGGTCTCCACTTTACTGATTTGTGACGCGAAAGTCAAGCCGTGGGCGTGGCCCGCGAAGATCGGCCACTCGCCGGCAGCGAAGTTGGTGCTGTCGGTCGAGTTGTTCGGCAGCAGGTTCGAGATGTAGATCGTAAACCGATCCACCATGCCGAGCCGGCCGTTGCGCAGCATCGAGACGGAGTCACCCGACAAGTAAGCCTGCCGCAGTTCGGACTGCTTGATCATGCGCCCGGCCCACGCCGGCATGACCACCCAGCGGCCGACCTCCGGGATATTCTGCTCGTCGAGCACCTGGCCCATACGCATCAGAACATCGAGTAGCTCGATGTCGCCGGCACCGGGGTTCTTGGACACCACCGAGAGCGGTGACGCCTTCGTGCCCAGGTTGATGTTGCCGGTGATGGCGCCGGCCGTCGCGCCCTGGTTTACGGCGGCCATCTGGCCGACGATACCGTCGAGCACATCGCTGTCGACCGCGATCTTGAGCTGCTGCGCAGCGTCGTCGGACCACATCGACAGGACGTTCAGGTCGCTCTGAACCTCCATCACATCGTCAAGGACAAGCGAGAAATACTTGCCGTTGCCGATGTAGAGCTCGACCGTGCCACCAGTCGGGCGATCGAGCCCGAGCAGGCCGTCCGACTTGTAGTCGTGGATCGAGATCGTCGGCTTGGTGCGGATCTTGACGCGGTCGCCCGTGTTCTTGATCTCGCCCTCGTAGTCCGTGTTGCTGATGGCAGCGAGCACGGTCGAGGCATAGAACTTCTCGACGAGTTTGCCCGACCAGATCTCCGGGATGAAACCGGTGGCCTGGAGGTTGTTACCCGAGCTACCGGTGGGGTAGATCGCGGGCGAGGACGCGGACGTTGCGCCGGGAAAACCAGAAGAAGGAATGGACATTGAAGCCCCCATGTGTCGGGGGCTTCGCGGGTTTTATGCTGTGCGGAAGAGCCCCCGGTTAAGACCGGACGCGCCCCTCGTTGCCTGCGGCGATCATGTCCGCTTCGAGCCGTGCCCAGTCGTTGTCACGACCAGCCCAGAGCCCGCGTCGGCGATCCGCGTAGTTCTTCGAGATTTGCGCGCGTGTGTAGATCGGCTTTTCCGCGGGCACATCGGATTGACCCGGTGCCGGCCTTGCCCTGCCAGGAGATGCGAGCGACCCCAGATCCATCGCAGGCTGTCGTGGAGCTGCCGGGGCCGGTGACGGTGCCGACAAATCCTGCTGACGCTGCGAAGTCGGGATCGTGCTACCCGTGGCCTTCGCTTCCGTGAGGAAGTCTTTGAACATCTGCACCACCACAGCGGCGTTCGCGGCTTGGTAGGCTTCGTTCAACATCTGACGCCTAACCTGGCCAGTGTAGATGTTTCGTATAGACAGCCAGTGCGCAAACTCGGGGCTCCGATTGACGGCAACCCAGTTCGGAATTTTCTCCGCGAGCGCGGTCTGAATTTCGCGCTGAGCCGTTGTAACGACTCGCTTTTTCAGTTCGCTGTTCTCGTTACGCAGCGCGTCCAATTCAGGCTGAATAGCCTCTCGCGCGGCGCGTTGCGTCAGGTCGATCAGCTCGTGGCCGTAGGTGTCTTCGTCTTCCGGCGTGATCAACTTTGTGTGAGGTTGAGGATTATTCCGCGAGTCAGTCCGCGGCTGCGACGCATTTCGTGCGAGCAGCGCCTGCGTCTCCTGCAGCTCGCGTGCAAGCTGCGCGTTGATCTCGGACAGCTCGCCGTTCTGCTGCTGCGACGCTTTCCAACGCCCCTGCATCGACAGGAATTTCTGTTTGTACGAGTCGGAGTTCTCGTCTTCGGCGGGAGCCGCGTGGTGCGGCGCCGGTTCGGGCGCGGGCGCGGGCGCGGGTTCTGGCGCAGGTTCGGGCGCCGGCTCGGCGTAGACCTGCTTGTGGAGCGCGTCGGCGTTGTCGCCCTGTTCTCGGATATGCTTGGGGAGGACGACGCTCGGGTCGACCGAGCCGTCTGCGAGATGCTGTAGTTCTGCCATTGGTTTGGTCTTTCCAGGGGTGGTTATGGTTGCTGGGAAGCAGCGAGCGGCTTCGGATTGCGAAGCACGTCGAACAGGACGAGCGTCTGTTTCGCTCGACCTTGGAGATTGAGGATCGCTTCCGCGGGGGCGTCAGTTACCGCCACGGTAATTTCAGTCGCGTAGACCTCGAACGCGGACAAGAACGCCTGA